CTCCCCTCAGGCATTACTGCCCTCCGGCCCAATTCAGGGACGGACCCAGCGGTGATTTAATGCAACGGCACCGCGCCGTGCGGACTGCTCCATAGTCGAGCTCTCAGCCCTCAACTTAGACCAGTTATGGTCAAGGCGAGGGAAGTGCGAGTGCATATAAGACCCCGGAAAGGGGTCTTTCAACACACATACTCGAACATAACTGGGAAGATCCGGATCTATCGAGTGATCGAGAAGATTCGGCACGACCACACTCGTGGTTAATCCAGCACTGTTTTGAGTATTTTTCGCGTTGAGAAAGCTCTTCATCAGAGCCCCGTAACCCTCCAATGCATCAGTGCGATACACTGGTTTAGGGACCAACGCCATTACTTCCAGGCGTTGGAGCTTCTTATTCCACCGAGACTCCTTTGGATTTCTCCAAACTTGAGTCGAAGTGTATCCCCGCATATAGGTTTTACGGCCAAGTCCTGAACAATCCTCGTCAGTGTAGGGAAGATTCCCGCACACTGCAGTGAGCGTCTTCCAAAGATACTCACAAGTGCCCCAATATCCCTTCAGGTAGAAGGAATTCGCGGCACTCACCCACGAGATAATGTTTTTGGACATCCGCCTGTTCTTCGGACGCATCCGTCGAAGGTACGTAGGGGTTACCTCGTAACCTGCAAATGCATCTGTACCACAAGACTCTCTAAACTTTCCAGTAAAGAAAGTCTTATCGACATTTACCTTACAATTGTACTTTTGTAGGTAATCGAGAACAGTAACCGCATTCGTCGTGGGGACGATGATATCGTCTCCATAAACGTACACGTCGCGTGATACCTTTAAGATATTTTCGCGCGTGTAGGAGAGCTTCTGCTCATCCAACAAGGCCTTCACCACTATGGTGAAAAAGTACATGGCCTCAATGGGAAAGCAGAGAGCACTACCCATGGACGCAAATTTCCGTAAAGGACCAACTAAAGTCCCATCGGGCATCTGCGCCATCTCAGACCGACATGCAAGCACGCAATCAAGAAGTTCCTGGTTGCTAGCTAACATAACCTTCACGAGTTCAAGGGGAACCCTATCGCTCGCGTCAGAAAGGTCGATGGTCGAATATCGTCCGTCGATCGAGGAACTCAGTGCCAATCGCTTGTTCGTGGTTTGGTCTGTGAAATTCACATGACCTGCAGTGAACTCGTGGGACTCGATTCTTCTATAGAAGAAGTCTCTAATCCCCTGCTGCACATACTGCAAACATGCAGGCTCGATGGCAATTGTTCGGGGAGCTTTTAAAGTCTTCGGTACGGTGACAACCCTAACGGGAAACTCTTCCGTACTGGTAAGAACGGCAACGACGTCGAGCTCTCCTCCATCACAGGGGGTCCCCAGAGGGAACCCATTGTCGATGAGAGGGAAGTAAGGCTCAAGCCGATCAAACCAAAACTGCCAATTGTATTTCTGGTTACCAGAAACACGCTCAGCAGTTGCTCCGGGACCATGTCGTGGTATGGCATCTGTAAGCGTGAAAGCACGCACCAGATCAGACCACAGCATAAAAGATAAATCGCGGAAACCGCGAAGATCATCTTCAAGGAGCGTGAAGCTTTCAAAGCTTTGCTCTGTCTGAACGAATCGCGCAAGAGCAGCCTGTTCCCTTTCGGGGGTACAGGAAAGCTCCACCCGTTTGAACGTAAGACAAACTTGTCGAACTGATTCAACAATGGTGGGCCAATCATCTGCGCAACAATCATGAGAAGTTTTATCTTCTCCAACGAGGGATTCGTTATCATACATCTCTCCTGTTTCATAATCGAACATCTGACTGAGCATACCTTGCAGAAATGCAGGGATTGCTCCACACTTCGCGAATTCTCGGAAGCGTGTTGAGTCAATGCGTCCGTCTGCGATAGACTGTTGAAAGTCATCACAAAACTTTGGCAGGGTTATCGTTAGAAACGACAGACCTTCATGTTCGACGCGTGATCTAATCGTTAAAAGATCACGCTTATCAGAAACGTCAGCGGTACACTTACTGGTCGCATCTTTATAGATGCACTCCAGCAGCTCTAGGCAATCACTTACGTTGCTTTTCAAGCTACCTCCGTAAAGGGGGCCAGCTTCAAGCCTCATATGCGACTGAAACCACGACGCCTACGGCGTCGCGGGGTACGACACCGTAACAGGGTAGACTTCTCTTAAGACTGTTGTCCAAAGAGTTGTGCTACCAGCGAATCAGTCAGGTTGGCCTTGATGGCCGCCATCAACTGTTGTATCTGGGTAACGGTAAAACCGTATCCAGGACGATCTATGGTAACGTTGATTTTGACCGAGTCATAATCAACAGAAGAGTCAATAGGACTCGTAACCAGCCCTCTTTGCTCCGTAGCATAGAGAGACTGAACACGACTCGCACTGGTTGTCCGGTGCGATATCGTTTGAGAGAAGAGACTATCGTCAGTCTGATAAACAGACTTTCGACCATTTGTCTCAACTCGAGGCATAGATTTCGCGACAGAATTTACGGTAAGTACCTGTGGATCAGTTAGCATACAAGGTTGACCTCCAAGAGTTAATGACAGTGAAACTCTCTTCGACGACTGTCTTGTCAAAGGACAGGGCCAGTTTGAACAGAGAGTCGATAGATCACTGGGAGGACACCGGGCGCTAAAGAACGCGCGAGATGCCCAAAGCTCCAGCAATCGTTAATTGACGAGGGGTCAACTGATCCCAAGTCAGAGCAAAACCATAGGGACTACTAGCACTGATCCGCTGTTTCGTCTCGATAGATCGAGAGAAATTTGCGAACAAGCTGCCCAACCCGTTATACTGACTCTCATAACTGAGAGTCCGTCTCGTATGTTGATGCAGCATCAGATAACAGTAGTCGGCCGCTATGCTGTCCTGAAAGATGTCGGTAAAATAGGAGATATAATCTCCAAAATTCGACATCCAATCGACAGCCCACGACCAAGGAATAGCTTTGTAGATATTCGTCGGGCTAACCCGAGCACCGTAAATGGTCATTTGACGCATAGCGGTGTTCCAGAGAGAGCGGTATTTCTTGTCCGCCTCAACTGAAAAGTTGCCACGATCGAACTCAGGACGGTAGTAACTGAACACACCGACGGCGGAAACCTTTGTCTGCTTGTATTCTACAAGCGAACGATTGGTCCAACCTTCGATGTTCTGTTGCAGTCTAGGTTCAAGGCCGATGGTTTGAAAACCGTTGGTCCAAGAAACCTGGACAGGCTCATCAATTACCTTCGAAAGGGATCTCCTACGTCTCACTTTCTTGCCGTTATCGCGAGAAATCTGTGCGATAATTTCATGGGCATGTTCAAATGTCCGGCTAAAAGCCGAAAGATCTGAGAGAAAGGGACGCCAGCCAAACTGTTGGTTCAGGAAAGTATCAGACGCCTCTTTAGGCGACTGATTCCAAAACGCTTTACGTGTCTGCGGAACTAAGGCCTTCCACGCATAGTGGAATTCCTTCGCAGTTTCGTGAAGCATATGGGGGATGTCCCGGCCTTCGGCCAGGGCAACAAATCCACTTGCCTGTTCTAGCTGAGGCTTGGTTTTCTGCCAAGCTTTGGTGACCCAGTCAGTAGGATCGGGAAACAAGTTCTGACAAATAACCAACGAGGGGTCGAGGAGGTGGGGATTAGAAAAATCCCACTGAGCCTCAACTCCAAATAGGTTCTTTGGAGGCGGCGCATGGCCGCCCTTGTACCTGTACAACAGCCCGTCTATGTACGGAGCCCATGATGTACATTCTCCCGAGCCGAAAACACCCATTAAAGGGTAATCAGCACGCAAAGTTAACTTGGCGAACGGACCTCCAGACTTGTAAGGGGGGCCAGGATGAGTTTCATCGATGACCAACTCCGCAAGCTGAAAATCTTGCTCAGGTGTGTACGACGTATTGCTACGAAATACCCACTGGTTCTGAGACGAACTCCAGACCTCGGTCGTACCCAACGGGATCGGTTTCTGAACAGTCAGACCTCTCACGCGGGATCGGACGCGAGAATGCGTGCCTACTAACATAAAGCTATCCTCCAATTCTATGGTTGATCGAAGCTCCAAGTGCAACCTATGCACAGCGCGATTGCAATTTGAAGCTGGAACAAAATGCCAGATGTCATCGCTGACTATCTGGAGGCCCC